CAATTATTACTAATGGGATATTTACAAGCATTACAATTATTAACTAGAGCATACAAAGCCGCTAGAGGTGTTATGCCGAAAGGTCTTGACTTGTTAAAGTTAAAGATGAAAGCAAGACAGAAAGCTATTGATTCAAACAAAGTTGTAGAGTTTCCAAAAGATAAAATAACTCCATTTTTTAAACCAAGACCTAAAGCAGAAACAGAAGCACAAATGTTAGCTAGAATGAAAAGGCAAAACAAAGAGGCTGTACAAAGATTAAAAGAAAAAAAGAAACCAAGAGAAGATAAAGCAGATGGTGGTGTTACAAGCGCAATTAAAAAAATTAAAAAAAGATTTGGTAAGAAGTCTATAACAACAGGTAATAAAATTAAAAGACCTGGTAACAGACAGCTCTTTGATGATTTTAAAAAAAGAAATAAATTTAACGTTGGAGGTATAGCAAATTTAAGTCAAACTTATGATAACAATCCAACACTTCAAGCACAGTTTCCAAATAAACAAGATTACCTAGATCTGTTTGGTGGCATCGCAGCAACTTCTGCTGCACCAACAACTTACGCACAGATGACACAACAATCTCCAGCTACACCAGCTGCAGTAAAAAAACCTATATTACCTATCATACCTCAAGAAGGCGGTGATGGTGGAGGACCTAGACCAAAAGGTTTTACTAAAGGTTTTTCATCTGCAAACTTTGGTTTAGGACCAAACAAAGATGTTGTAGATTATGAATCGGAAGCTTACAAAGTTGGAAGAACTCCACTTGGAACTGCAAGTCAAATAATAACAGGTCTTCCATCTTTAACAAAATTAGGATTTGAATTTGCAAAATCAGTGAAAGAAAAATCTCAACAAGCACTTGAAAATTTCCTTGAAGCAAGAGAAAGAGCAAAAGCTGCAGAGGTTGCAAGAATAGCAAGAGAAAGATTAGCAGCGTCTATGAGTTCTGATTCTGGTCCAGGTGAAGGTCCAGGAACTTTTGGTGCATCAGTTAATGAAGCTACAGGAGCAAGAGGACCTGGAACAGGTTTCTCTGATTATTCATAATGTCAGAATTTGAATCTATACTTGAAAGAATAAGACCGGGTTATGTTTATGGCGGTAAAATAAAACAAGGACCTCAAAAAGGTAAATATAGATTTTATGTAGGTCGTTCGCCTAATATAAGAAATTTTTATGCTGATACTATAGAAGAAGGTAAAGCCTGGGAAGCTAAAACAAGAAAGAGAAATATTTTACAAAGAGGTAAAAAGTTTGGAAGCACAGTTTCAAAATCAGAATTAAATAAAGCAGCTCAATTTTTTTTTAAAAAAGATTATGATAAATTAGATACCAAACAAAAAAAGAAAACTTATGACAGAGTTTATGATCAATATAAAACAAAACAAGGTCAGGCAAAGTTTAAAATTAAAACACAAGATAAACCTTTAACTCCTGCTCAACAAGCTAAAATAAAAAAAGAATTTCCAAATGCAAAATTTGGACCAAGAAGAAAATTAGGATTTGCTCCAACAGATCCTGAATACAGTAGAGTTTTTACTTTTAAGGAAAGAGGTTTTAAAACTGCTTATGAAACAGGAAAGTTTAAAAGCTTACCTAAATATGCTCAACAAGAATTAATGAATGCTTTTCCAGATGTTGAATTTAATTTTAGAAAAAAAACAACAGGACCGCAGGCAAAGAAAAAATTTAGTAAATATGGAGTTTCTATATCTCATCCAAGGTACAATCAAATTGTAAGATATTTTGATGACCCTAAACCTTTTAGATTTGGTTTTAATTTAAGGACCGTAGGTGGTTGGACTATGGCTCAAATGGATAGAGCAGCTGTGCAAGGAGATGCAAGATACGAACCCATATTACAAAAACCTAATAAACCTATATCAAAAACTAATAAAATAATTGGCATGAAAGATAAAACAGGAAAAGGAACAAGATTATATACAATTAAAAATATAGACAAACATCCTGATTTTCCAGAAATAAAAAAATATGTTGACGTTGCAAATAAATCTGGAACTCCTCTTTCAAATTATCCAACCATTACAAGACTTTTACCAAAAGGTTTTGATCCAAAAAAAATTGTATTAAATGATTTGTTACAATATTTATCAAAAGACAAAGGCGGTATTAACAGGGCTAAAAGAGCCATAGAGCTTCATCACGCTGAAGGAGTTAAAAATAGAGCCACAGGTAACATTCAATTATTAAGACAAGATAAAAATAAATTAGCTGATACAATTGAACAACAAATTAGAAAAGGAAACTTAGATAGATCAGCAGAATTAGATGCACAAAAAATTAGAGTTGAAACAGGTGGACAAAAATTTGGAGGTAGAAAACTTTCTCCTCAAACTGATTTTAAAAATATTGTTAAGGGCGTAGAAAAAGATTTAAGTAAATTTAAAAAGAAAGATTTTGCAAAATTAAAAAAAGCTTTAGGAATTGCTTTTAAAACTACAGGTAAAGTTCTTAAACCAGTCGGTCTTGTGACAGGTATTGCGGCAGTAAGCACTGCACTAAAAGCAGGTGAAACAAATCCATTTGATTTAGCAGGAGCTTATATAACTGGAGATGCTCAAATGGCTACTGATGCTAGACGTATGAGACAAGAACCAGAATTTAGAAGACAACAACTAGCTGGTTTGCCTCAAATACAGCCAGAGGGCTTTGACCTATTTGAACAAGAAGACTTTACTTCTGTGCCTAGTGGAGGTATAACTTCAGTCAAAGGTGTAATTTAATAATAGGATAGAAGATATGGTAGATAGTATAGATAAGTCATTACCCAACACAGTTGAAGAAATCAAAGACGAAGAGTTTACAGAAAAAGAAGTAGGCGTACCCGGCGAAGAAGTTATTACAACTGACACAAGCGAAGTTGTAATGGATGAGCAAGGTGGAGCTGAAGTTACTTTTGATCCAACAACGGTCCCTGGTCGACAATCAGATGGACACTTTGCAAATTTAGCTGAACAAATGGGAGAGGGCGAATTACAATCTTTAGGCCAAACACTTTACGATCAATACACAGAATACAAAGAGTCAAGAGGAGATTGGGAACAATCTTACAGAGAAGGTTTAGAATTATTAGGTTTCAAATACGAAAGAAGAACAGAACCCTTCAAAGGTGCATCAGGTGTTAATCACCCGGTGTTAGCAGAAGCGGTTACACAATTTCAAGCAACAGCTTACAAAGAATTATTACCAAGTGATGGTCCAGTCAGAACACAAATTTTAGGTGATGTAACAATCGCTAAAGAAGAACAATCAAAACGTGTTAAAAATTTTATGAATTATCAACTTATGGATCAAATGAAAGAGTATGAACCAGAGTTTGATCAAATGTTATTTTACCTTCCCCTGTCCGGCTCTACTTTTAAAAAAGTCTATTACGACGAGCTTTTAGGTAGAGCCGTTTCTAAATTTATTCCGGCAGAAGATTTAATTGTACCATACTCTGCAAATAGTTTAGATGATGCAGAAGCTATTGTGCATGTCATAAAAATGTCAGGCAATGAATTAAGAAAACAACAAGTAGCTGGATTTTACAGAGATGTAAAATTAGGTGAGCCACCAGTTTCAGAAAACGAGTTACAAGAAAAAAAATTAGAACTTGAAGGTATTTCAAAAGATGGTCAAGAAGATCAATATACACTTTATGAAATGCATACTAATTTAGATTTAGCAGGCTATGAAGACACAGATGAGAATGGAGTTCCAACAGGAATCAAATTACCATACATCATAACGTTTGCTGATGACAATCAAACAATTTTATCTATTAGAAGAAATTTTAAAATGGATGACCCATTAAAGAAAAAAATAGATTACTTTGTACAATTTAAATTTTTACCAGGCACAGGTTTTTATGGGTTTGGTTTAATTCACATGATAGGTGGGTTAACAAGAACTGCAACAGCAGCTCTTAGACAATTATTGGATGCAGGAACCTTAGCTAATTTACCAGCTGGATTTAAAACAAGAGGGCTAAGAATTAGAGACGACGCACAACCTTTACAACCGGGAGAGTTTAGAGATGTTGATGCACCAGGTGGTAATATTAGAGATCAGTTTATGCAACTACCTTTTAAAGGACCTGATGCAACATTACTTCAATTAATGGGTATTGTTGTACAAGCAGGACAAAGATTTGCATCAATTGCTGACTCACAAGTTGGAGACATGAACCAACAAGCTGCTGTAGGAACTACAGTTGCATTACTTGAAAGAGGTTCAAGAGTCATGTCTGCTATTCACAAAAGATTGTATGTAGGATTAAAACAAGAATTTAAATTATTATCAGAAGTATTTAAAACTTATTTACCAGCAGAATATCCATATGATGTTCCTGGTGCTACAAGAAATGTTAAAGTTGCAGACTTTGATGAAAAAATAGATATCTTACCTGTGGCTGATCCAAATATATTTTCACAAACACAAAGAATTAGTTTAGCTCAAACACAATTACAATTAGCTCAAACAAACCCACAAATACATGACATCTATCAAGCGTATAGATCAATGTACGATGCGTTAGGTGTAAAAAATGTAAATGCAATTTTACCACCACCAGCACAACCCACACCTTTAGATCCATCTTTAGAAGAAATTGCTGCAATGGGTATGAAACCTTTTCAAGCTTTTCCTGGTCAAGACCATAAAGCTCACATAGATTCACATTTAAACTTTATGAAATCAAATATGGTACAAAATTCACCATCAGTTATGGCTGCATTACAAAAAAATATTCTTGAAAGAATTAGTTTGATGGCGCAAGAACAAATTCAACTAGAATTTTCTCAAGAATTAATACAAGCACAACAAATGCAAGCACTTTTAAAATTAAATCCACAGAATCCAGAGCTAATCGCACAAGCAAATGCGTTAACAATGAAAATCAGTGCAAGAAAAGCACAACTTATTGCTGAAATGACTAAAGATTACATGGATGAAGAGCAAAAAATTATGGGTGAATACAGTGGTGACCCATTAATTAAGCTAAAAGCAAGAGAAGTTGACTTAAGAGCTAAAGAAAATGAAAGAAAAGGTGAAGAGGCACAGGAAAGAATTGACCTTGACACTGCAAAAGCCCTTATGAATCAAGAAAATCAAGATGAAAAACTTGCACAAAACGAAAAATTAGCAAAATTAAGAGCAAGTGTCTCATTGGCTAAACAAGGTATGGCTGATAAGAGCAAAATTCATGATTTTGGTAGAAACTTTGGTAAAAAATAGTTATAATTATAAAACAAGGAGAAAAATATGACTAAAGATTGGATGAGAGGTCAAGGATTTGCAAAAGAACCTAAAGTTGAAAAAGAATTAGGTGCTGGC